TGACGGCTGCCGAGGCGATTGCTGCATTCCGTTGGTGGCACATAGATGCGCCCGACGCACATGGAGAGGAGCGCCACGTCGTTCGCCGCTTCCTCGAACGCGCCGTTGAGCTGGAACGAAAGGCCGCCGCGCTGGATAAAATCGCCATCTGCCTAGAGCGCAATGCAAGGTTCGAGATTATTCGGCGCAGCATTGAAGAATCTGTGCCTGATATTTGGCTCCGGATGCGCTCAAGTGATTCTGGAAATTACAGAGACCATACCGCGTCTGGGACCACGCTGCTTGAAGCAATCGAAGCAATACCAGAGGAGAAAGAGAATGACTGAGTATCAACGACTCAAAGAACAGGCGGACAGGATCACCCAAGAGAATGCGGAGCACACGGCGTTTGCGCTGCTCAATGCAATTCACAACGGAGGTATGGTGCTGCGGCGCAGAGATGGTTCCGACGATGACGACGTGGTGCATGACTTCAGGGTAATTGCGATGGATGTCCTTCTAAGGCAGGGCCGATGACTGACATCGAGCGGATGCGAGACATCGCCAGGTTGGTCGCAGCCTCGGGCAACCGGCGACTCTGCCCTGTGGACTCGCTGGAGCTGGCGGAGCTGCTGAGACAAGCCGCCGGTGAGATAGAGGCATTGCGCGACGGACGAACAACGGCAGCCGAAACTGCTTTTCCGAGGTGGTCCGATGATTGACCTCACCACCGTCCGCAAGATGGCAGCGTGGCACCGCGCGGAACATCGGCCCGAAACCGAAGACATGCTCGAAACGCTGGCCGACGAGTGCGAGCGGGGACGCAGAATCGAGGCGCTTACGATGGACCTGTACGCCAGCAGCGGCTTCTCGCTGCGTGCCGTGGTTGCGCTCTGGGAGGAGCTGAAGAAATGAAACCGTCGAGTTTTCCGCAGAGTAACGTCGTTTTCGCCAAGGATCAGCCCGAGTACCTCCCACTTCCCGCGTACCGGAACGACCGGGAGACGATCAGCCGATGGCAGCTCACATGGCGTGAGCGTCTTGCGGTGCTCCTCGGTGGCGTGATCTGGCTGCGACAGTGCAACTTCGGTCAGCCACTTCAGCCCCAACTCCCGCAGGTCAAAACGCCCTTCCCGCCGGATCGGGAGAAATGACTACACCCACGACTGACACGGGCTGCGCGCTGCAACTGCTGGCTCTAGCTGCTATACTCTTAACCATTGGATGGTGCGCGACATGAGCCAAAATATAGTTATCCCTAATGCCCTCGGGCTTCGCCGTCAGGTGGACAAGCCCTTCGAGTTCTTTGACCTAACCTTCCACCTTGACTCCCGCCTCATCGCCTTCATGGATAAGCACGGGCTCACAGCGAGGCCTGAGAAGATTCGAACTATGACGCTCGGCTTGGACATCTACACGGAGTATGAGAGCCTTGATGAGATGCCTGTGGAGACTCTGTGCCACGAAGTAGGCCACAGCTTCCAGTGGTACACCTGTCGCTGGCCTCGTAGTCCAAACTTCCTCCTGAACTATTTCGTACTGAAGTCGCGTGTATGGGAGGAACAGGCGACTCTCTGGGCTCCTCAAGTTCGGTTGTACAAACACCCACTAATTTACGTTCCCGCTTCCACTCTATCACTCACCAAAATCTAAGGAGACCTACTCATGCCAATTCGACCAGATGTTCTTGACACGCTGAAGCGGTGGGCTAAGGGCACCCACCCATACCCCCCTGGGGGATTCCTCCAGGACATCCTCAAGGGCCACCCTGCTGCTGCAGCAGCTCATGCAGATAGCGATAACAGGGATGCTTTCTGGCATATCTATCAGTGGATTTACTGGAACATGCCTACTGGAGCATATGGCTCTGAAGCAAAGTATAACAAGTGGCTCCGCTCCATGAAAAAAGACAAAGCGCTGAGGACCGTAACTAAGGAGATCAACCTATGACCCCAAAGATATTCATCTACTGTGTCCCCAATGCTGGACTCCATCCATCAGATGTGGTAGGCTATGCTATTGCCGAGGATGGTTCTAGCCTTAAGGCCCATATGTCATCGTCCCTTGAATGGTTCCGCCGAGATATGGGAATCGCCCCACCATTCTTTGACCTCCAGCACTACACTAACCACTACCCAGATGGCTACGAGCTCATTGACCTCACCCAGCTGACTGAAGAACAACTCCATGACCACCCCGAGTTAAACGCAGCCTTAACCAAAAACAAGGAGATTCCATCTGATGATCCAACCCAGCAGTGAAGTTCTCGATAAGCTGGAGTTTCTACTCCACCATCTTCTCCACGACGATATGGCTTATGCAGTCCGTGCGCTTCGCAACCAGAATCTTGCCCTTCAGGCTCTTTTAGATGAGGAGGAAGACTTGGAGGATGAGGAGGATAGTGACTGAAGTGGCTTGACCACGTATTGACAAGACCCCATTACCGTGTTAAATTGCATTACATTTTCACCCCCACACCACAAAGGAGAAAACAAATGCCGGAACTCACAATCAATGCCCCTGAAGGGGCCCACTTCAACCTTGAGGAGGTCCGTACCAAGAACGGCACCGTCTCCCTTGGCGAACAGCCCATTTTGGAGTGGGATTCGCTTGATGGAGCCTTTGCTCATTATGGACAGGGAGTGCTCTTGATGGTCAACGGCACGAGCGGTAAGGTCTCCTTCCAGGGGATTGCCCGCAGGATGGCTGCAGCTGGCAAGAACTGGGATGAGATTGCAACTGCACAGGTGGCCTTCAAGCCTGGAACCAAGAGCATCGCACCTACTACCCCACAAGGCCGTGCAGCAAAGGCTGCCCGATCGGTGGCAGAGAAGGTGGATGGGGATGCACTCACGAAGCTCCTGGAGCGCATCGATGCAGACCCGTCGCTGTTGGCAAGGCTGAGCGAGTAGTCACGGCGAGTTGCTACTTGCCTGGGTTGGGTAGGCAGATCACCCGCGTTGATTCTGCTGGGAGGTTCGATTCCTCCACCAGGCTTTTGGAGTTAATAGTGTGTGTGGCTTCCATTGTTCCCCACTTACCTGCCATGCTTCCACATGTCTAATAGCACTATTAACTCCTCCCAAGTTACCCAAACCAAAGAGACCAACCTATGGCTGAACACACTAAGGCTTACCGCGAATTGGCCTTGAACTATTTCGCATGCGCTGCTGCACTCCACGCAGCCACCTCCGTATTCATGGAACGGAGCAAACTCCCAACGCTGAGTGATAACGAACGGGTGATTATGCAGGTAGCTGCTGCCCAAGTCCAAAGGACTGTGGATGAGTTCGTGGAGAAAGGAATTGTAGATTGGCAAGCTGCTCAGGATTATGCGGGCGGCACTCGGGAGGTGCCCCTTGAGAATTGACAACACTACCTTGGAAGACCACCAGCGCTGCCCCTCCCTCTATGACCTACGCCACCGCCAAGGGTGGGTAAGCAGGGACCAAAGTGCCCCACTTGGAATGGGTGGCGCGATCCATTTGGGCCTCGCGGAGTGGTACAAGGGCAACGGGTTGGATGGAGCTATTGCAGCAATCGAGGCTGGGTGGCCTGTTGGGATGCCAGTAGATGACTACCGGACCCTTGAGAAGGCTAAGGACGTAATGAAGGGCTACGTTAAGCAATACCCAATGGAGTCATGGAAGGTGGTGGGAGCACCTGCGCAGCCGATGGTGGAGCAAGTGTTCACACTCCCCACAGGAATGTATCTTCCATGCACTGGATATGGAGCAAGTGATCCTTGTGGCTTCAAGCCTGATAGCATAGTTGAGGCTGTAGAGTGGCTTCGTACTCCTGACTTTGAGAATCCCTGGGGGATAAACGAGGACAACACATGCCCCAACTGTGGGGCCATTCTGGAGTCCATCGACTACGGCGGCGTAATCGACTTGATAGTAGAAATGGGGAATCAACTGTACATCTCCGACCACAAGACTACCAGCCAACTCGGGAGCTATTACTTCTACCAATTCAAGCCCAACAACCAGATCAGTGGGTATGTGTGGGCTGCAGGACAACTGAGCTCTAGACCTATTGGTGGTGCCTTCATCAACGCTATTGGTATCTACAAAGTGGGGGCCACAAAGTTCGCTCGTGAGTTTACCTCCCGAACCGCAACGAACATCAGGGAGTGGCTCGTGAACCTGTGGCACAGCTGCGTTGAGCTGCGGCACCACGAGCAGATGGGTTACTTCCCAATGCGTACCCGTGCTTGCACCATGTATGGCACCTGCCAGTACTATGAGGTCCACTCCCTTGCTTCGGAGGACGAGCGCAGGCGGATGTTGGAGCAGTCATATGTGCAAAGGAAGTGGGATTGGGAGACGAGAGATGGTGACTGAGAAGGAACGTACTGTTATAGCGATGCTTCCAGGTCTTTCGCGAGATGATATGTACAAGCTTCTTGCAAATGAGACTGATCCTGAAATGCGTTACATCATGAAGACTTACTTCCATCCAACTATATATGGACGGTCTTCCACCATTAAGGAAATACTCCATGACTAAAGGACACTGTCGATTCGGGCTGCATAGGTTCAAAGTAGAAGTGGATGCTCGACACAGCCCTCTTCCAAAAGAATGGCATACTCAATGTGAGATATGCAAGGTCCAATTAGTTATCTTTGTGTCTGCATACGCAAGATGTAACTTTCAAGTTCCTACAGAAGACTTCCCAATTAACCCCTAAGGAGACCCAACAATGAAACTGCAAGACGCAATCTACCACGGTATCCATGACCAGATCAGACGAGTCCTCAACATCATGGGCGATGAGCGTATCGACCGTGGACTCAGCGCCTTCGAGGACGGCGCATCCAACTGGCGTGAGTGTTTCTTCGCTCGTGCGTACAGTGATTACAACCTTGAGCGTGATGCCGAGAAGAGACTCATGAAAGCAATGGGACTTAACACTCCCATTCCCATCCGCATTGTCTACCAGGCCTTTGATGGAGCCAATAGTTGGATGAGCAAAGCAGCCTTGTACAAGTTCATCTCTGACATTCGTGATGAGTCAAGACCCAATGAAGTCCTCAATGTGTTAAAGGGAATGGACTTTTCTACCGTCGAGTCAGTCTCCTTGGACACTCAATTGTGCTCGATCAGTGGCGATAGTATATCCTGACACCAGCGAAGCCCGTGGGTTATGGCCCAATGGATTCACTCCTGCTCGCATTATTGGAGTAGACTTCCTCCCAACCAAAACCACACAGAACCCCATGTTCGTGGTTAGGTGGCAAAGCATGAAGACAAGAGTGGAGCTCCGTACATACCATATAGTCCATACAAGTGGGATTATGGGGATGGAGAAACTCTTGTGGGCTTGCCACCTGCCATATGATCTTGAGATGGACAGCAATGACTTGGTTGGAAAAAAGGTAATCGTGTATAAACAAGATCAACAATCCTACCCGAGGTTCGACAGACACAATGGCTGAAGAGAAAGACCCCAAAGACCCGCCAGCAGATTGGGAAGAAGATGATGAGTGGGCCGAAGATGAGGATGAGGATGAGGAGGACGAGGAGGAAGATGCCGATAGTTAAACCTTGGTCCCTTGGTGCCACCCTCCAGGTGTTTGTGTTCTCCATGTACAAGGCTGGAAAGACCTGGGGAGCTGGCACCTTTCCACGGCCCAACTTCATCGACACCGATGGGGGAACCGCAGTGCTGGGCTCATCCGCCTGGCGTCAAGCCCACCCAGTGGCTCCTTCCTCAATGTTCGAGCGGTTCAAAGAGCTCAACGTCAACAAGAAAACAGGTATCATCACTGACCACAATGCTTACGACGATTGTTGCAGGTACTTTGATGCCTGCATGAGCCAGAAGACCATTAAGTGGCGTTCCACCTCGGATGGGCAGCTCTACGATGTCAACGTAGATATGTTTGACACTTGGGTTGTTGATTCCCTGACGAGTCTTTCCGAGCTGGCAATGAACAAGGCCATCGTTTTGCTTGGGAAGAAGGAATTCTCTGCTACGTCTGCTACTCATGCACAGGCGAAGCAGTTCGGAATGGTCTACCCAAAGATTCAGGACTACGGTTCGGAGAGATCGCTGGTAGAGCAGTTTGTGGATATGGTGCGAGACAGTGGCAAGAACGTTGTGGTGCTGGCACATGAGAAGGAGGTCACCAATTCCCTTGGTCAGGTCACCGCAAAGGTACCACTAGTCACCGGTAAGTCCGTCCAAGCTATCAGCGCAAAGTTCGATGAGATTTACTCCATCCGATCCAAACGAGTAGATGGAGTCTCCAAACGTGTGTTGGTAACTCAAGACGAGTTCATCAAAGTAGGCTCCCGCTATGGCCTCCCCAATGGGACTGAGTGGTCCTATGAGGCTATCACTAAGGCACTGGTAAACCTAAACAACCCAACAGGAGAAACGAAATAAATGGCTCGACCTAGAATCTATGATAGAGATGACTTAGAGTCAATGTCCATAATGGACCTGGTTCTTCGACCCTCAGCGCAAGCACGATTCTGAGCTAAGGTAGACAAATCTGGTGGCTGCTGGATATGGACTGCCCGATTAAATGCAAAAGGATATGGATGGTTCAACTTATGCAAGGCAGTTGGTCAGTACATTCTTGCACATAGATTTTCTTACATAACAACCAATGGAGACCCAAATGGCTTAGTCCTTCACAAGTGCAGTAATCGCGCGTGCATTCATCCAGATCACTTATACGCTGGAACTCAAGCCGATAACATGCGTGATGCTTTCAACGCTAATAAGTCTATGCTTCAAGCTCCACCACTTTCTGTTGAGTTAGTATCTGAGATTAGAGCTAGCGATGAGAGACCTGTAGACATTAGTAAGCGGCTTGGTGTATCAAGAAGCACAATATACAGAATTAGAACACACCAACGACATACTTAAACCGAGGATACCAACTTGCCCATAATTCACCCTAACACTTCCCAAGCCCTTGACATGTCGCCCATGGACCCTGGACCGAAGTCTGGACAGATCAACGCTGTGGAGGCAACCAACTCCAAAGAGAAGGGCACCCCCATGCTGGTGCTGGACCTTACCATCGAGTACAATGGCGAGCAGCGTCCACGCAAGGACTGGGTCGTCACCGAAGGCCCAGGCTCTGGTAAGTTTGACCAACTCCTCCGTGCTATTGGAGAGGACGACCTGGCTGACCAGATAAAGGCTGGTGAGGGTCCACCAGTTGATACTGACATATTCCTTGGCCAGACTGTAATAGTAGTCACGGACAAGTCAGTAGGCAAGGACGGAAAGCTCCGTGACGGAGTGGACAGCTACCTCAAGCCGTAACCCCCAACCGGAGGGACCAAGACCAGTGCCTGTTTGGTCCCTCCGCAGGGTTGCACCCGTGCAACGCTCCCATCGGAGAACTAAGTGATCAATGTAGAGTACAACGCAGAAAAAGCAACACTGAGTATCGGGGTAGATGTCCCCCTTGATACTCTCATAGTTAGGCTAACTCCTGCAGACATACGCCGGCTTGATGGCGAAGAACCAGAAGATCTGATTAGGTTTCTTCTTAGCCTATTACCCATACAACCATTCCCTGGTCAACTTCTAGGTGCGTCGCAAAATAACCTTCAGCTTGCTTCAGAGTACGCACCAGCACAGCAGCAAAATAACCTGCTTGCTGCGGCACAGCAGCTGAACCAACTAGCTGCCATTTGGGACTTGCCTACACAAAACCCTTTAATCTGTAATCAACTAGGATCTCAACCCGAACCACTTACTGAACAAGAACTTGACAGTCTTCAAGCCATTAAGGAAAAGTCCGAGTGGCCGTGGATTACGTTTGGTTTGCCTTCTGCACCATGAAACTCCCCATCTCCTCCATCCATGTCACACGTTCTCGATTTCGTGAGGAACTAGGTGACATTGAAGAACTCGCTTCCTCCCTCATCCAATTCAACCAGTTGGTCCCTGTGGTGGTGGATGACAGAGGGGAGCTCCTGGATGGCTTCCGTCGCCTAACGGCTGCCCAGCTGAACGGCTGGACCGAGATCGAAGCTGTCCAGCAAAGCAACGTAACGGAGTTGCTCGCACGAGAGATCGAGCTGGAAACTAACCTCCAGAGGCAGCAATTCACTTGGCTCGAACGTGACACAGCCATTGTGGAGATCGACCGCCTTCGGCGCCTTAAGGACCCTAACTGGACTAACTCCCTCACCGCTGCCCTTGTGGGGGGAGCCACAGATAAGGCTTCCGTAAGCAGAGCCAAAAAGCGGGTGGAAGCCATTAAGCTGTTCCCTGAGATCGCCAATGCGGAGAACCCCGGACAAGCCCTTAGGTGGGCTGAGCAAAAGTCCAAACAAGTGCTCCGTGTGCAAGACGTCAAGGACAACCCCACGGACTACCAGGAGATCGAAGAGAAGATATGGCTGGGGGACTCCGTGGAGGTTATCAAGCAGATTCCTAACCACTCCTTCCATGCTATCATCACGGACCCACCCTTCGGTGTGGACTACGGGGAGCGCATAGCAGGAACAGTTGGGGAGATGAGTGCTTATACTGACGATAAGCAACGTTACACACAGCTCCTTACAATGGCCCCTGACTTGTATCGCGTACTCAAGCCTAACGGATGGTTGATATGGTTCTTTGGGATGAGTTGGTATGCATATGTAAAGCCCTTGTTTCGTGATGTAGGCTTTGCTGTAGATGAAATCCCAGTGATGTGGGATCGGTCTGCTGGGCGCACCTTCACGAACCAACCTTCCTACCTGTATCCTAAGGGATATGATGTAGCGCTGTCGTGTCGTAAGGGTGAGGCAGTCTTTGCACAGCGCCCAGAGTCTAACGTTATCAAAGTCCCGCCTGTCTCCACAGAGGAACGCGAAGCCCTTGTGGAACGCCCTGTTGAGCTCTACCAAAAGCTCATCCAGTACCACACCATTCCTGGAGAAATAGTGGCGGACTTCTTCGTGGGCTCTGGTTCGTGCCTCGCAGCAGCAGCCTCCCTCCACAGGGACTACTTTGGCGTAGAGTTGGACCCTGAGCGCCGAGCACTTGCGATCAAGAAGATCAAGGCCTGGACTGCTGAGGAGAACAAGTGATGATAACTGAACATCAAGTAGGTCGGTGGTTAATTAGGCCAACAAAAAGCGTTTACTCAGGGGATGTGTTCCTTATGGTATACTATAAAGACACTGAGTACTCAAGCGGCAAATACATAGGAACAATAGAGAACTCAGATTTATCTGAACTCAAAAAGATAATTGATGAGCTTGTGCAATGAATCTCATCCAATCAGGCTCAAAGTCGGCGCGCATACTTATTTGTGGTGAAGCACCGCCAACGAAGGGCTCAACTGAAATTGCTACTGGTGAGCCCTTCGTTGGCGGTGCTGGAATGGTGCTTAACCAGACTCTACACAAAGCTGGGATAAGCCGCTCGGATTGCTTTATCACTAACATAGCACACGTCCAACCACCAGGTAACAAATTCGAGTGGTTCTTCACTGCCGCTGGCCAGATTCATCTCCTCCAAGGAATCGCCCAGCTAGCCAAAGACATCCGTGAAGTGCGTCCTAATGTTATCGTAGCCCTTGGCACCTACCCCACCCAAATCCTTACTGGGAAGAAAGGAATCACCAAGTACCGTGGGAGCATCCTTCCTTCCACTCTAGTTCCCGGTTTCAAGGTCATTCCCAGCTTTCACCCTGCTTACTGCATGCGAGTGTACGAGGCTGGTGCCATCCTTGGATTTGACCTCCAGCGCGTTGCAAAGCACAGGGAGGGAGGTTCACTTACCTATCCCAAACGTAGGTTTTACATCCCTGGCAACAAGGCTATCCATCGGGTAGGGACAGAGTGGGTTACTGACACCATAAGCCCAGCAACATATCAGGAGGAGATTGATCGCCTGCATAGTGCTCATGTCCTTGGTGTTGACATTGAGTGCTGGCAACGTGACGACGGTTCGTGGAAGCTCGCTTGCGTTGCATTCAGTTCTAATCCTTCGGTGGCGGTGGTGGTGAGTGGCGAGGACTTCGGCACGATCCAGGCTCTCTGTGAGAACTCCATCCCCAAGGTTTACCAAAACGGACAGTTCGACGTAACCGTCCTCCGTGATAACGGGATGGAGTGCAAGGCATTCTGGTGGGACACCATGATAGCACACCACATCTTGTTTGCGGAAGCCTCTAGTGGACAGGACGAGATCAGCGTGGCGCACGGAAAGAAACGAATGAGCGTGTTCCAGAAGGGCCTTGCCTTCCAGACCTCCGTTTACACCGAGGAACCTTTCTACAAGGACGACGGGAAGCTGTGGAAGCAAACGGAGGACTTGGATATGTTCTACCGTTACAATGCCCTCGACGCCGCAGTAACGATGGAGATTCAACGCTCCCAGCAAGTGGATTTGAAGGAACGCCAGCTTATGGAACCATTCCGTGAGGCCATGCGGCATAACGAAGTGTGTATGCACTCAATGTGGCGTGGGCTCCGTGTGGATATGGCGGTGAGGGAGCAACTCACTCATCAGCACACCACCCTGGCGGGTCAACTCCAAGCTTCGCTTGATGCCCTAGCGGGGGGCTCAGTCAATGTCAAGTCCTCCCAACAAGTCCAACACCTTCTATATGACAAACTCAAACTCCCCTCTCAGTACAAACGTGGAACGGGCCGCCCAACTGCTGATAAAGATGCGATTCATGCTCTTGCAGGACGATTTAGTCATCCTGTGCTCTCCAACATTCTGGGAATACGTGAAAGTCGAGATATGCTCGAACGATACCTTGTATCACCAGTTGATGGCGATGGTAGATACAGATGTTCTTTTGACCCCACTGGTACCAGAAGCTATCGGTTGGCTAGCCGTGCCTCGATCTACGGTTCGGGAGGTAATCTCCAGAATGTGCCTGATGCCTTGCGGCGAATGTACATTCCAGATGAAGGGTGCGTGTTCTTGTATCCCGACTTTAGTCAGGCGGAAGCGCGAGTTGTGGCTGTGCAGGCTCGATGTCAAGGGCTTATCGAACTCTTCACAGACCCCTCTAGAGATGTCCATAGGGAGAATGCAGCAAGAATCTTCGGAAAATCAGTGGAGAGCATCTCTCCCATTGAAAGATACCTGGCGAAACGGGTTGTTCATGCAGCTAATTACGGAATGGAAGCCAAGCGCCTTGCAGCTGTAGTGAATGAGGACGCGACCATAACTGGAGTCCGCATCAGTACTGATGAGGCACAGCACCTCCTAATCCAGTACTTCCTTCTCTACCCAGAAATTAAGGAGGTCTTCTGGCGTGGTGTGGAACGGGAGCTTAAGCGCACCCGCACACTAACCAACCCCTTTGGCCTCCAACGTACCTTCTACGGGCGGATGGATGATGCACTGCTACGTGAAGCATACAGCTGGGTCCCCCAGTCCACTGTTGGCTGGCTTGGGCGCATGGCGTGGGCCAGGACTTATGCTATCGAGAAGCAACACCCCTCCCTTGGCCTCCGCACGTTGTGTCAGGTGCATGACTCCATTCTCAGCCAGGTGCCTACCGAGAACCTCCACATCGCTATCCCCATCATTCTTGACGCTATGCGTATTCCCATCACCCTCAATGGTATTACCTTCACCATTCCCGTTGACATCCAGATTGGGAGCAACTGGGGACACGCAAGTGAGGACAACCCTAACGGACTCAAGGAGTGGGCTGCATGACTCAATCTCGTCGTGGGTCATTCATTGAGGCCTGCGTCAACGTTCTCATCGGCTACACCATCGCACTGATAAGCCAGCTTCTGGTGTTCCCCCTCTTCGGCTGGAACCCTCCTCTTACCACCAACCTTGCCATAGGAGCAATCTTCACCGTGGTGTCACTCATTCGCTCCTATGTTGTTCGGCGCTTGTTCAATCGCATACGCAGTGGGTGGTTTGCTTGATGGCCCGACTCCCCAGTTGGATCGAGGCCTACCTAGTCTACACAGCTGAATCACAATCTCCTGAGTTATTCCACAAGTGGACTGCTATCAGCGCCATTGCAGGGGTGCTTCAACGCCGCGTTCTGGTAGACCTAACATACTTCCGTTACTACCCCAACATGTATGTATTGCTGGTTGCGCCTGCAGGACGGTGTAGGAAGTCTACTGCCATGCGTATAAGCCGGGACATCATGCGTGGGGTGCCAGGCCTCCAATTCAGTGTGGACTCCACATCACGTGAGCGCCTCATTCGTGACATGGTGCTGGCGCACAAGGACGGTCAAAGCGCCCTCACCGCACACAGTAGCGAGTTCGCCTCCTTCTTTACTACCTCGGGGATGAACATGGTGGGATTCATGACTGACATCTTCGATAGCCCTGATGAGTGGATTCATCGTACTGAGGCCGGAGGTGAGCGCAAGATTATTGCTCCTTGCTTTAACGTTCTGGCGGGAACTACTCCAGATTGGCTCGCCAGTGCAATGCCCCTTGATACTGTTGGGATAGGCCTCACCAGTCGCATCATCAGTATTTATCAAGACACTCCTCGTATCAAACCGATGATACCGAAGTTGACTCCCGCCCAAGCCAAGCTTAAGGAGTTGCTCCATGATGATCTCATCGAAATAAGCACGTTGAATGGGCAGTACCAGCTGACCCCTGAGGCTTATGAGTGGTAGGATACTGGATGGGGGATCGAATACCAAGAGAGATTAACTCATTTGGTGGACCCTCGCCTTGCTGGTTATTACGAGCGCAAGCCTACCCATCTAATGAAGCTCTCTATGGCCATCGCTGCCTCGTTCAGGAACGAGATGGTAATTACCTTGGAGGACATGCAACGAGCGCTTGTGTTGTTAGAGGAGGTCGAAGTGGACATGCCTAAGGTCTTTGCTCACGTAGGGCGGAACCCCCTGGCATTCGATCAGGAGCAGGTATTCTTCACCATCGCCCAACACACGCCTCAAGGTGGAGCCACTATGGCTCAACTGCTGGACAAGTTCAAGCACAACCTTCAACTAGAGGACATGACCGAGATCATTCAGAGCCTCACCGCCATGAATCGCATCTCCTTACGGAATGGGAGGTATTACCCACTTGGATGAGCGCCCCTTGTTGTTGTGGCTTATTCACTTCTGGGGCGTAGCTGCTTGTATCGCCTTCGTCACTGCATTAGCCATTCGAGCCTGTTCAATAATCATCAAGGTCATTTGCCGTCTCATCTCCCGCTTCTGACCCGGCGGCAGACCTATCATATGCTCAAGGTTCTCCATTCCCTGACGGAGCTCGATGATGTCCTGACGAGTCTTCATTACTGAACCAATCTGCATAGCCTGACCTTGGTGTCGCTGCCAGTAAGCCATGAACTCATCTGGATCAGTCTCAGCCAAGCTAGTGATCTGCCGGGAGACACGATCCACCTCACCAAGGTTATCGTAGAACTGTTCCACCTCCCTGGTGGCAACAAAGGGATAGTCCACAAGGATGCGACGCACTATAGGCCACTCCGAGGGTGGTTCGAGGAAACGCTCCCGGTTCCACCGCACAGCGTCAGAGACAGACTCCAACGCATCTTGTGCTACCATCCCACCAAAGCCTCTTGCGAGATAGTCCAGTCCAGCGGGGCTGAGCACTCGACGCCACAGCTCTGAGTCCAACGCTCCACTAGTCTCCGTCACCGGCTTGAGGAAGTCACTTACCGCCTTCGCGGGCTCACTACTAGTTCGGCTGGACTGTGAAGCAGATTCCAAGTCTTCCTTCCCCCTACTAACAATAGGGGAACCAAAGTGCAGGTCCTTGTTAGCCCACAAGCTAATCCCAATCGCAGGGAGCACTGGAGCCAAGCTCACCGAGGACTCCGTGGCAAGGGATTTGAGCCACTCCCCTGCAGTAACAGGGTCATCGTCGAACATCTTGTCTAGAATCATCTCCGTTCCAGTAGCAAAGAACTGACCTTCGGCCTGCGGCTTACGAATCTTAAGGAGCCCATCAAAGCCTCCATTACTCCATGGAGCACGGAACCACCAGTAGCGACGCCCCTGCTCCGTTTTACGGACAGAGTTGAGATGCTCATCTTGCATATAAGTGGAATAGATGTATGCTGTGGGGAGCACAAAGGCGAGGAAGCCTTTTCCTGCGTACCGCATCGCAGCTCGCTTACGTCCCACATCTGGCACCCGGAAGGGGTTGACTCCAGCTGCAAAGGCGGCTTGGTCCAGAGCCTTAACTACTGGGTTGAGAAACATCGTTTGGTGGTTAAGTGCTCGAATGGCTGGTGCGACATGGGAGAAGTTCCCTCCTATCGTGCGCCCTGCGTAGACGGCATCCGCCACCGAGCCTCCCTGTCCCCGCACCCGAAGGGCTTCACCAAGCCTCCCAGCCTCAGCCACCGGACGCAGCATCTCAAGGTATGCTTCAACAAAGTTGAGTTCCTTCGCAGAGTTTATCGCAGATTGAACAGCATTGCCCTCATGTGTCTTGAGATCCAACAACCGAGTATGAATACCTTTCTGTGCTCCTGCTGTGGGGAGAGTATGGATTCCGCCCCCAGCCATGATCTCCATATATTCAGGGCTACGCCTAAACGAATGCTGGAGGCCCTCAAAGAACGTCCACCCTGGTTTGAACCCCTCCGCAACGGATGCTTGAGAGTTCATCCACAACTGAAAGTTATCAAAGAACGCCATCCAAGTCACAAACATAGGATGACGAGTGATCCCCTTCTTAGCCAGCTGTGCAGGAGCCCCCAAGAACTGAGTGAGTCCACTGAACTCCTCCGGCTTGAGGGACTTGTAAGCATAAGCTATCCAGTCATCGAGACGATAGGTCTCCATCACCCCATCCCTGTACATAGACATGGTGTAGGCACGAGGGGAGAGCTTATCCCCTCGGACTTCATCCAATGGAGACATAAACAATGAGCCCAAGCCCTCAGCATCCTTGGTCTCAAGGTTGAGGAGTTCCTTGATGGTCTTCACTCTCGCAATATAGGGGTCGTTATCCTTTGCTTTCTTAGTTCGTGGCGCTCGTGTCACAAATGCGTCCCATGTGTCTGGGTCCGCGTTACGCACGTCAATCAACGCTAGCTTTGCTTTATTAACCTCTACCCCTCTCATGATACGAGGGATCATGTAACGCATAGACTCAAATGGGTTACGCACAGGCTCCTTGGACTTCCCCTTACGGCTATGCACCGGAGTGGCTGCTCCTATAGCCTTCCCCTTTGCATCTATGGGACCATGCTGCACCGATTGACCAAACACTCTCTCCATCGGCGCGTACCAGTTCTCCATTGCCATCGCGAGCTTTGCTTCCACGGAGATGAGTCCCGCTTGTTGCATCACATTCAGGAGAGCTTCATTCAACTTGCGTGCTTCCCGTACCGCCACATGATAGTTCTCTGGCATCGACCTAGCAAATGCCAGCGCAGCACCAAGATCAAGGGGAGCGTTAGAGCCTCTAGGTGTGCCAGACATCTCAATATGGGTCATTGCAGCCATTAGGTTCCCTAAGCCCTCATAGTCACCTTCTACCATATGATAGATTTCCTGCATGTTCTTTACGGGAACCACTGTCCCATCTGGTTTTGTGTAAGTGAGTTCGATTAGGTTACCATCTGGTCCCTCTATAAACGGACGACCATAGACGAATGCATGCGCTTGGTGGGTCCACCTCCCAAACATCTCGATGAGCCGTTCTGGATGCATATGGGTAGGGAGATGCTTACCCTTATCCCCAAGCAGCTTACCAATCAAATGGCCAGGACTTGTGGTTGCAGTATATGCTTTTTCAACATAGTTAAGCGACTGAGGGCGTCCCCCAAGAGCGTCAATTTCCGCCTGAGTCTTCACACCTTGGCGCATCTCCGCTTGACCTGGGATGTTGTTGACCACAACACGCTTGGGAGCCTTATACTTCCGCACTCCATATCCACCAGCACCAAGCAGCAGCGCACCTGTTAAGGCCCACTCCCCACGGACTTCATCATTAGGCGCCACCATGAAGCCCAAGGCGTAGCCCGCAACGGCTCCACCAAGCTCGGGTGGAGTGTAAAGCATCGTGCCATTAGTTCGTGGGGGATTCTGCCGACGGATAAGCTCATCCCTCATCGCGTCCAATCGCTTAACATACCCTTCCGCAGTCACTGGATCAAGTATGTCGATCTTCTCCTCCAAATCACGAATGTGGGACTGGAGGTCTGCATCAGAGAGAGCCTTAGGCTTTGCTTTGTAGTGTTCTGGGTTGGGTATGCGCCCATCGTCAGGAGCAAGACTCGGTGTGGTCTTGGATTCCCCAAGCACAGGCTTGGTGTTAGCAGTGGGTGAAGCCGGGTCGTTGAAATCCCTACGCACCTGAACAGGGAGACCATCGTCACCAAGGATTGGTTGTCCACCCTCGTCTACTAAGTGCATGGTGCCGTCACCGGACTCCACTGCCTTGGGCTTGGGCGAAGCCCCTGCGGCTTTGGATTCAGCCTTGAGCTCCACCCGTCGAGCCTTAAGGAGTTTAAGGTCATGGGCAAGATCAAGCTGCCTCGTCAGGTCGTCTGTTGAGGCGAGGTTAGCCTTGATTAACTGGACTGCGGAGCGGACCTCGGTTCGAGTGAACTCACTGAGGGGCTTGATTCCGGGGATAGTGCGGAGTCCGGTTCCCGACGTTGTCGGGCTGGGTGGTTCAACCGTGGATGCCGTTTGCGCGCGGTGCAATGGGGCTAGGGGCGATTCAATTCCCATGGACGGGGGCTGGCCCGTTTCGGGTTCCGGCGCGGTCCTGGGGGATTTCCGGGTTGACAAATCATGCTTTTCCAATATCGCACGCGAGGTAGCCCCCTGCTGCATCCGCTTGAGCTCAACCCTATACGCTGCAATGATGTTACGGAGGTGGTCAGGAGCATCCTCCCCCGCCTGCGTCTTCATCTGTGTTACAATGGCATCAAGCTCATCCATTTGCATCTGGCGAGCGTTTGCTTGGTGCCAGGAGAGGGGCTTGTCGGTTTGGAGGAGAGGGTTGGTCTCGGGCTCTGCAGTGACATGAGTAGTGGGCTCAGCTGCTTGTGGCTTAGCCTGCTCTACCAACGGACCAAGAACCTTTTCAGATTCAGCCCTAGCTGTGGTCTGTTGTTCTGGAGTTAGCCTTCCTGATGCATCAACTTCCTCCCCCCTTATCGTATTCTCCTGAACCAACTGATCTATCCGCTTCTCCTCCAGTCGATTGATCTCCCTTGTAATATTCAATGCTGACTTGTTATCAGGTGCGCTCCCTTGTACACTCCTCAGATATTCCTGACGCTCCGCGAAGTCCTCAATCTTGTATGCCTCCTTAAGCGTCCGATCAAAGAATGCTGCTCCTGTTTCAGGAGTCCCTGCTGGGACCGGCCGGAGCACTACATCTCCTTGCTTATTACGGACCTCAGTCAGCTCTCCAGAACTCCTGCCAACAGCACCATGAGCCAGCAAATCCTCCCTGTAATCCATAAGGGCGTCAAGCTGAGTCTTGAGAATCTTCGCTCGCCCAGCTGTAGTGGGGTCATCTAAGGCATCCATCCATGCTGTGCGGACACTTGAGATGCTGGCCTCGATGCTGTCAAACTCCATTTGGACATCGCGATCAGTAGGTGATGGCTTAGCACCCTTCTTGACTGTTGCCTGTCCCTCCGGTGTGGCTGGAGTACTAGGTACAGTCTTACCAGCAAGCTCCAACTCTATTTGCATGTTCTGGACATCCACCACGCCCTGTTGCATTTGTGCAACAGCGGTGGCACCATCATCCGAAGAACGATATGCATTGTAGACTGCGTCTCGCTCCTCCCTTTTCAGATCATTCCATTTCTTTTTGGGGTTAGCTTTCTTCCAAGCAACCTTAGCAGCCTCATTGATATTCCGTTCCGCCGCAAGGGCTTGCCCAGCCGCGATGGTCTCCATCGTGCCTTGCGAGGGAGCTTCCCCTTTGGGGGCAGTCAAATCAACAGGGCGAGCCGAAGGCGGGGGCTTCACCTTTGGCGCAGGAATGGCAGCTGCACCAATCGCACCTGCACTCTGAGCCACACCAAACTGCAGGAGCTTCTGCCAACCATCTGCGTCCTCCAGTGTCGCCGCTTGGAAGGCATCCAGTGGGATGGAGATCACCGCCTGTCCCGCCACTCGTTGACCAATGCTACCGGTGGCAGACTTCTCCACCAATGTCCTTAAGGCACCCTTCGGCAGAACCTTGAGCATCTGCACAGCAACCTTCGCATTCACCAGCCCATAACCTATGGAGCCACCCGCTGCCTGCCCAATCAGGTCTCCCAACGCTCCACCAATCCCTTGGGGATCAAACACCTCATCCATCGTAGCATTGACTTCTTGGCTCCAGTCCCGCAGACCCTGACCAACCTTGGGGATACCTGGAACCAGAGTGCCAGGAATGTTAAGAATGGCTCCGGGGAGGTCACCAAAAGCAAACGCCGCACCCTTGGGCACCCCAGCACCTACACCCCTTCCTATGTTCTCAACAACGGGACGCTCCTCAGTCTTTCGGCGGCCAAGAAGGCTCGCTGGTGCGTAGGTCTTCTTGAGCTCCTCCAACCTTGTGCGCTGGTCTGGATCAATGTCAGCACGAGCAAGGAGAATATCCAGCTTCGCCTGTTGCTCTGCGAGGTTTTGGGCTTCCGCCTGAGCCTTCCCCCTTCCGGTCTCAAGATCAGGCTGTGCTGCACCAAATTGCTGGAGATAAGCCTCTTTGCGGCGCTTACGTTCCACATCCTGCTGTATACCAGATATGCCAGATGTTTCACTAGCTGCGCGTACAAGTGGAGGCATCGTAGCCACATCTGTGCCTCCACCGTATTGTTGCAGGTAAGCCTGCTTACGGCGTTCTCGTTCCTCCCTCTTACGCCGCTGCTCTAGAGTCTCTTGCTGTGGCATCAACGTGGGGGCTTGGGTCCAAGATCAGACTTAGCTTCAGCCTCCCCAAAGTCCTTTGCATACTGTTCCCACGCCAGCAATGCTTCACTCTTTCCGCCTCCACCCGCACCTGGACCAGCTCCCTGCGCTCGCGCTGGTCCACCAACCGCCGCGCCACTACCTCCACCTTCCATAAGCGCACTAAATCTTCCAAGAAGCTCTGAAACATCCTCAGAGCTAATCTGCTCGTTATTAAATTGTGCTTGTGCATTCATAAGAGTGCTCAGTCCTTGATTTAATCTCTGATACTCTTCCCATGCTGTCCGCATCATCTCAGGAACAACAGGACTATCCAGCTTAGATATAGTCGAAAGCATACCATTTCGATCTAGGTTGTTAATCCTTGCCTGCATTCGTGTTGTGAGTTGATTTATGCTTGTGCTGATTTGTGCTGGTGTACGCCCTGTTCTAGCAATCTTCTGTGCCTCAGCAATAGCCTTCTTGAGGTCCATCTCCTCCTGAGCATTAAATGCGTCCATGATGGCTTGAGAGAAGAACGTCTGGGCATATGGTTCTTGATCGGGGGTCATATTGAGCATAGCCAGCTGACGATCCTTCTTAAATGAATTAAATGCCTCCCCAGACATTTGCTCCAACTGACTAGCACTAATGCGTCCCTTGGTAGTCGTCATGATATTCTTTACATAACGTTCTGCAAGGCTAGTCAAAGGTGCCTCCAACCTCGTTATTCGTTCTAACTGGCGAGCCTCTGGAGTAGCCTGCTTGATGGTCTCCAACTCCTGTGGCGTCAACTGCTCCCCAGCTTGGAAGCGTTGCTCAAGCTCCAGCACATTACGCTCTTGCTCAGACTTTGCAACTTGTGTTCGTGTGGGTAAGCCCAACGCCAAGCGGCGTTCCTCACTTACCGCACTCAACCCTGAAGCAGGCCTCCCCGGCTGGGGAGCACGAGCGGCAGGTGTGAACAACGTCACGTCCTTTCCACCAGGCCTTCCCGAGACCGTCACCTCTGGCATCTTATCCATCCCTGGCATCCCAGCACTCGCCTGACGGTCAGGTTCACCCAAGATACGATTCTTCTCAAGTGTAGGAAAGAGCATAGCCTCAATTTGCTTACGGCTAAGCTCATCCCTCTTGGCTTGAGCCTCCTGCTCCTTCTCCCAGCGCTCCTGCGCTTCGCGCTCGCGCCTCCGAGCCTGTCCCTGCTCAATGCCCTTCTGGGTTCCTTCCATAAGGAAGGAGAAGAACCCTGGTTGTATGCCTACGGCCATTATTAGAACCCTCCTCCTGCCAACCCACCCACGAGCTGACCACCTATTCCTCCGAGGAAGTCCATAAACCCTGGTTGATAGTTAGTTTGAGGTGGTCCCACTCCTGTGGTCCCCATTCCCATAAGCATTTGGAGGAAGTTCTGTGCGTTCTGTGAAGCATTCTGACTCTGCTGCCCATAAATCCCCATGTTACGTTGCTGATCCATCGTTGCTTGCTGACCAGCCCGACCAGCAGCTGTGGACTGGTTCGCCATCAACCGTTGCAGGTCGGTTCCCTGGTTAGCCAACTGCCCCTGCATATCCATCCGCATACGCTCCAAGTCAGCATTCTGGTTCATGCCGCCTGAGCGTATCATCGCGTCCATGTTAGCAAGTTCACCCTGTTGGCCCATCCCCGCTGCACGAAGCCTCGCATCCTGGTTAGCCATCCCCGAGGTGAGTCCTGCCTGCTGATTGCCTTGCTGTGCAGACAAATCAGTTCCTTGGTTAGCCATAAGTGCGCGCAAGCGCTGATCAGAACCAAACTGTTGGTTCCCCATCAGCTGCTGCATAGTCGAAATATCAGCACCTTGGTTAGACATCTGGCCCTGCAAATTGCGGCCAGCATCCTGACCCTGCCTGTTCACTTCCATCCCCAGTCCTTGTGTAGCATAGTCTGCAAGACGAGCCTGCTCATCCCCAAGCGAACGGTTAAGCGCACCACCAAGTCGATTAGCCATCCCACTTCCAGTTAAGTTCCCCGCAGATTCTGCGCCTTGGGCAGCAGCCAGTTGACGTTGCTGATTAAATGCAGGTTGGAGCTGTTGCATCATATTTTGAAAGAATGCACTATTGGCACCACCAAGTTGATCTACAGATTGAGTGCCTTGAGCATTGACATCCCGCACTTGCCCGCGGTCAAATCCAGGTGCGTTAGGGTCTTGGAACTGTCCTGCATCAATCTGCTGCCCACGAACTGCACCAGATTTAACTCGCTCAAACTGATTCATAAAATCATCAGTCGCACCTTGCCCAAACCCTACATCCCGTGCCTGACCATTCACACCTACCTGACCCAACTGCTGGATGTTTGCAGGACCACCTACCTGAACCTGGCCAGGCAACCCTGGCTCCTGAGCAAACCCACGTTGCATCATCTGATTAAACTGCCCCTGCTGCGCATCTTGCTGGCCTTGTTGTTTGGCTTGCCTCATAGGATCAGCTGCTGTATGCTGTCTATCACCCAGCGTCCTTCCGCCGAACATGTTTCTCTCACCCAGCATCCTTCCGAACATGTTTCTCTTTTGGTCACCTGCTCGACTCTGAGGCATCCCCATCTGGCTATCTACCATGCCGCCCATGAACTGCTGGGGACCATCCCCACCACGACTAGCCATAGGTTGGTCCCCACCTTGCTGCATATACTGTGGGCTAACCGCCCCAGGCTGATTCATCCAGCTCATGTCTTGTCCAGCGGCCTGCCCCTGCTGCTGGTGCTGCTGAGCCTGCCCACCGCCTTGCTGCTGGCTATTCACTTGTGGTCCAGTGTACTGCTGGAACATTCCTCCCCCACCTTCTGGTGTCCCCTGCATCGGCAACGCCGAGCGCATCCGTTCCACCGGATCACCCATCATCTGCCCACCCAATGGACCAGACTGTTGCTGGGGCATCCCCTGCCCAATATCCATAGACTGACCACCCACCTGTCCTGTTCCCCACGAAGCTATCTGAGCCTCTGGTGGTCCCATGTTATTCTTTCCCTGCCCCATCAGATAACCCACCATGCTATTCCGTAAACCCTGAATGTCTGGGTTTACACCACTTGTGGTCGTATTCTGACCTTTAGGCATGTAGCACTTCCTCCCTCAAGATTCCAAGCACAGTTTGGTTAGCCCACCGACCATTAAGCATCACAGACTCCACCAGCTCACCCTCCTTCCTCATCCCCACCCGTTGTGCAAGACGAATAGTGGAGAAATACATTGTAGGGACTGTAATGCACAACCTATGAATAGCGAACAAGATGAAGATCATCTTCACAAGATAAGATGAGAGAGCAGTCTTCTCACTCAAGTTCCGGTCAAAGAAGTAAGCATGCAAGTGGCACGTCGGCCCTGCAGGGTTCTCTAACACCCACAGACCCGCAACTTTGTCGTCCTCCATAATCTCCCATAGCACATACTTACGGCCCAGAAATCTGTCAACGAACTCTTGACAGTCATCCTCATCCGACTTGTCGATGCCAAGGGAGCGGAACTGGGTGAATGTGTCCCAGTACCACTTGAGCTTCTCCCTTGTCAGCTCCAGCTCACGCACAACCCAGCGATCATACTGGACTAAAAAACCACCAGCACCAACGCTGCGTTCGCCACTGAGCACCGCACTATCATGTCCGTTATAGTCCAATTTGCCCTATCCTCGTCATAGACCACTCCAGCTTCGCTGATGTTCCAGAAGTATGCCACAGGCACCTTTCCCAAATGGTGCGGAATCACTATGTCTGTGTCAGCTGTCCCACTATCCGCCACCACTACCAAGCGAGCCTGAAAGTTGTGGTCAATAGTAAGACGGTTATCCAACGCTTGAATGAGCTGCCGCACGGTCCCCGAGCCAATGACTGGATCAACGAGCATTCTCAATCTCCTCAGGCACCGTCAGGCGAATTGGGACACCCAAGATGCGTAAGTCCTTTGCATCATCTGATGTGAGCGCAATCATGATATGGGGGGCAGTAATCACTGCATAAGACTCACGAATCGTCGAGCCCTGCGTTGCGGGAAGGTCAATACTCGCGTATGGTGCCCAAGTGACTCCACCATCCGTAGAGTACTCCATATCCAACACAACAGCAAAGGAGCACTCGTACTCAATCATCACCTGCAGGACCATACTCGCATCCAGCGTCGTGCCTGGCATCACATAACCAGTCTCGTAACGGAACGAACGTGGAGTAGCTACACCCAGAGTGTTATCATCCGTGTCTAAGTCCGTTCGATCCCTTGTCACGAGCTTAGGAGCCCCCTGCATAGCATAAATGGTGCCAGGAAGCTGCCCCTCAATTCCCAAGCTATCCATTGAGCCCGTCAAGGAATCAATAGGATCAGAGGGGAGCTCATCAATCGTGAGCACATTCTGAAACCGCGTTATGGCAAGGCTCTGTACCGCAAATGGGTAGACGTCTTCAGTCCACCTCCCTCCACTCAACGCCACACGATAGACCTTCCCAAGTGTGGTGCCATCAGGCACCGAAAGCCTAAGCTCATTCTCCCCTGACTCATAGATCAAGTGCATTCGACGTTGGAGGTCACGAGACTGGAACAGTGTCCTTCGGATAGGAACACCTACATCATTGATCTCTCCACCACCTGTCATCACAATCACAGAGTCCCGAGATACAAATGCAGCCCCACCCGGCACGGCACAGCAAGCCTGAGGCCACTCCCCTCCAACCCTACTGCGGAGCAACGTGAACCCAAACGGAGCATCAAAGTCCCCCGTCGTCCTCATCATCCACACCGAGTCCGTCCTGATGGCAAGCGCTGTATCGTCAGTCACAGGAATCACCGCAGTCTGCTGATCCTGCACCCCACCAGGAGCAGACCGAAGGTCCTCAAACCCACTCCCAATCCCTAACCAATCCGTCGAGTCAGCCCTCACTGACCAATATATCCCATCCCGTTGAGAAGCAACCACGCGCACACCAAACGCCGTCAGGTGAATAGCTTCCGTTGGCGTATTGGCAAGCAGGGCATAAGTGTCCGCCGCAAGGTCGATCTCCCACAAGCCATCTCTTCCGTACGTGAACAGGAGGGTGTCTGCCCAACCCACTGTGGAGATCACATCAGACTCTGCCAGCCCCAGCGCCGCGCCTACGGCAGCAACCCACGCTGAGCCCGTAAGCACATCCACCCCTTCCAGGTGAATCCTTACAAGCTTCCTCGTTCCATTAAGGCGTGCAATGTCAGTGGCATACAAGAGGAACTCATCCGCGGCTGCGCCAAGCACCTTTGTCCCCGGACGAGCCAAGTACGACTCATCCCTAATGGCCAAATTACGCACAAGCCTAGCCACTGAGGGCTGCATCATGTTGAGGCGCAGGGAGGTGTTCATACCGCCTGGGGGGAGCCCATAAGGGACTGTCCGTACCAACTTGGATGGATCAGGCGGTGCGGTGAGCATCGCCATCCCACCTGAGCGCATCGACATGGGCCTAGCCATCAAGAGTACTCTACCAGAAGCTCCAGCCGAAAGCTTCGTACATTTAGAGTACTGCTTGAAATCAACATAGACGCACTAATCGTATCTCCTGCAACAAATGCAAGGGGAGTTCCAAGAGGTGTGATTCTCTTCCCAGTGATAGGATCACCATCAGCACCTGTTATAAGAATTCCAAGCTCAGTTGTGCCTGATACATTCTTTGTTATTCTTACATCATAAAGGTCATGTTCAGTGCCTATCCCATTTCCCCAATGCCAGTGCATGGACACAACAGAACCACTTCTATGCGCCTGCCAGCAATCAACAACGCGAGTACCTACTGTGGTGCTAATATTACCCCGACGAAGAATAACTGATCCTGGACTCATTGTAAGATCATCAATCCCCCACAAGCCTACAACAGCTTGACCAACGGTAGAACCAAAATTAGGGAGTGGATCAACTGGAATCGTCGCCAGATTGGCTTGACCAATCAACTGGTTGATGCATTCCTTAACCTCTAATCGGAGCTCCCGTATCGCATCATCAGCCTCATGCGCAGGCCTCCCACCCACTGGCTCGCTGTCACTCCACACCCTAGTCCGAGCCATAGTCTAATCCTGGTCAAAGTTGGTGAATATGCTTGCACGATGCCACCGGCGACGTGGGCGAGTGGGGAGCTCTGTATGAATGTCAGAGTCGATCAACTCCTCATCCACCTCCGTGGGCTTGTCGGAGACCCAAACCTTCCAATTATTCAGGGCGATCTGCGCCCTCGCATAATCCTGACGAAAAGTCCAGTACCAATACACAGCATAGATAAGCAATCCAATGTGCCAGACCGAAGGAATCACTGGAACATCAGTGTCCTCCACAAGGTCCGCGACCATCCGGTGGTAGTACATGTTGATACGCCACACCTCATCCGGGACTGGGCGCAAATGAAGCACCCTGCCGATACGATGGTAGTGTGTGGGCTCCCCTGTAGGCTCAGAATTGATGATTCCCTTGATTCCTGCCTTCCTGATCTCACACCCAAGGGTTTGGTTCCACACCTTCTTGAGTATCCCTACGTCCCTTGGGATGAAATAGCGATCTTGACCCACTTCTGTGTCCACAAAGCAGATTGTGCGAGCTCTGTGGAAACGATATTTGGCTACAATGTCCTTGAAAGCGATGTTTATGACAAGAGTGAGCTCACTCTGTGGCACATTTGCCGTCGAGGGGTTCCCCACGAGCCTCCGCAGCAGCGTGCGGAGGGTCAGAAGGGTCATCTCCGTCTCATTAACCCCAAGTGGAGCACACAACTCGGTGATTAGAGACTCAATGTCACCTGAATCTACCACTCCGGGGTCTACAAATTGACCTCCAGAGTCTGGCAGAGCCATCAAGCCAAGGAAAGTACTCATACGATCACAAACTCCACCCCCGCAACCGGAGCAGAAACCACCTGACTGAACGTAAGCAGATGCGTAGCACCAGGATCATACGCAGAGATGAGCGCTTGCTGCCCAAACAATGCCCCCGAGATAAACAAAATTCTTCGGCCTGCCAGAACAGTCACTGACGTGGGAGCAGGAGTAAGTGAGGAGGTCATCTGTGTGGTTGTCAATGTTCCACTTACAGCAGAGCCCCTAATAATTCCTGCCGCAGACTTAGACAGCGCTATCGCCACATCCGCCACCCCAGCAACAGCACCCATGCTTGCATCCATCCGACCACCCACCAGTGAAGCGGGAAGGCGCCCAAGCGCAACGGCAATCTGCGCGAGCACATCTGTCACATCTTTGATGGTTGTGCCACTGAGCCCCTGTACCGTCGTGGGTGCTCCAATGTTAGCCCAGTCCAGTCCGGCTTCACCCGTTGCGCTCACATCCAACGTTCTTGTCGGAACCGTGGGACGCAACGCGCTCACCGCACCAAGTGTAAAGTATCCAACCACTCTCCCCACAACACTCACACTATCTACTGTTCCCGTCGTAATCACCACCGCAATCTTTGATCCCGCTGCATAGAATGCATCAGCAGTGTCTACAGCAAAGCGATGAAATCCTGTGCGCCCATCTACATCCAGCTCTAGTGTCACACCCGTAACGGTCTCCGTATCATCAATGTCCTTGTAAGCACTGAGTACCCCACCAGCCAACGTAATGGGCGCACCCCCCAAGTCCGCTGAGTTAAAAAACCCTCGAACCACATCTCCTGGTGCGTAGTCGCCCAAGTTAAGCATCACATCTCCTATTGAATGAGTTGACTACCACCAACGAGCCGAGCACCATCTGTTGTAGTTGCAGCCGGAGGATCATCTACACCTTCTACGTATATCACATCCAGGGCTGAACGGTTACGACTAGTTATTGTGTGACTTGACGTAGTTGTACCTTCAGTACTATACATAAAGTGTGGAGCCACAATCATCGTATTTGTGTTGTCTGCACCACCTGCCGTTGCTGTTCGGGTTATAGTCTCAATCATAGCAGGTAACGTATCAATCGTCCATGTATCTGCAATTACTCCATTGATTCCGATTGTTTCCTGCATTAACTTCGGAATTGCAGTCTCGATTGATGCACTAACACTCCCAACGGTAGCGCTTACCGCACCACCCGAGAGTGTTGTTGCCAGAGGAACCAAAGTGTTTCCACTATCAACAGTATAGTAAGCCCCACCAATAACCCTCTTAATCTGAGCATACCGCAGATGGACCGTAACAACATCTCCAGAAACCAGTGGAGTCCGGATATGAGAATGAAACTGTCCAATGGCTACACCAGTAGTAGAATCATTTACTGGAGATGCATTACATCCTCTCAAAACATACAAATTACCCTTAGTATCAGTACATTTAGCGAACCACCAACTAAATGCATTATCTACACCAGGACCAAATCCAGTTATATCTTGTGATGTCCCAGTTGTTGGAAAAATTCGGGAAGCAACATGAATTATTAACTGGCCATGTAAGGGCACCCCATTTGCTCCAATAACCAGAGCAATAGTACTAGCGCTGGCATCTTCTGCTACTGGAGTTCCTACCTCCTCAACAAAAGCAATCGTCATTTCTTCTCCACAAATGCGTACTTGTCAAACTCTTTCTTGAACCCCTCAAATTGAGGAATAGTCATCGAAGACAATCGCGCCAGTGTATGCCACTCACCACGCTTTCCCCATCCAACCTGGAACCACACATTCATCTTGATGATTGACTTATTATGGCTCCAGACAAATCTATATACTGCCAAGAGGGCACGATGGGCTAATCAACGTTGGCATTACTTTAACAATAATAGGATTACCTACAGAGTCCAACACAACCCCACTTGAGTCCCTTACTGCCATTCCAACTACATGTAGTTCAATACAAGCAACTTGAGGCTCACACCCAACCACTATCACCATCAACGGTACAAGAAGGCGCTTCATCCAAACTTCCCCTGACTACCGAAAGCTGTCTTTGCACTTGATTGTACAGACCTACGTATGTCAGCTACAATCTCTGCATACGTAAGCTTCGCCCCAAGCTCCTTGTTGAGTCGCTTTACCTCATCTGCCAACTCAACCACTGCTTCCCGCAACTGTGCGCGATCCATCGTAGCCGCCTTCTCGGCCAGCTCCACTCGTCTTTGTTCTATCATTGAGTACACTCACAAAAGTTGAACCCCCATTAGACTCACACTTAACCACTCTGAATGCTGTTGCACTGGCAGGTAGGGAGAGCTGTCCACTCTGAAATGCCACCAAGATACCTGATGGTCTTGTTTCTATACGGATCAACTCTCCCGCACCTAAGCCAGAAATGCTCAACGCATAGTCCCCACGCTGCACCACCAACCAGGGGGTGACATGGTTGCCAATGCAGTCAATGAGAACTAAACGCTGTTGCATTCGTGCAACCCTACGACTGTTCAGGCAGCGAGGACAGATACCAGACAGTAAAGTCCAACGCACCATTGAGTGTAGAATTGGGAGTGTAAGTTCCCAACCTATCAGCTGGTGTAGCCGCACCATTCACTACAACCCCATTGGTCCGCAGCGTGGTGTCCTCAAACTCCTTAATGAGTGATGCACAGTCACAGATCACATCCAAGCCTAGCACTTTGCCGTCTCCAATGTTCACTGTGTTAGCGCTGGCGTCCGCTGCAACAGTGGCTTCCACCTGTGTGATGCTCTTGAAAGCCTTCACTCCTGTAACAGTCTTCGTTGTGCCTGTAGCAGTGATTTCAAACTCCTCGCTAATCACATTACCATGCACATCCAGACCATGCACAACAATATCCATAGCCACAATCGACGAGCTATGCGTTACTGTGACCACAGCGTTACGCGCAAAGTCATTCGTAAGCGTAGCAGTCAGGGCCAGATCAGCCGTAGTGGCTGAGTCTGGACCAAGCTGATCGTCTACAAACTTATCCACATCAATCGTGGAGGGATCAATCCACGTTTGCTTGACAATATGCGCGAGGCGCCTCCGCTTGTTTCCTGAACGGAGGTTTACGGAGCCCATTCCTGAGTAATCTTGTGGGAGTCCCATCGTCAGCTCTCCCCAGCTGATCCATAGATTCCGCGCCACGAGCCAAATCCTGAACCTCGTCTGGCCATACCACGGAACTTGGAGTCACCTGTTTCAAAGTCATCCGAGCCACGGAACGTGAACTTGCGCCGCTCCCACATATTGACGTCGTGCCAGTCAGCCTGCAAGAACCACGAGTCATCATCCACCAGATAGTGGCTCTCGTGGGGCATCAAGCCCTGTTGCTTCAACATATTGACATCGTTGAAGTTGGAGCCCGGAAGCTTATCAGTCTTGATGAGCTGATTTGCAATCCAGTAGTCCCCAGGGTTGTGAATCAAGAGCTTGGGAATCAACACTATGGGCATTCCCACATGATCCACAAGGGTCTTGAAGTGCTCGATCCCTGCTTGCAACGACGTGATGTCGATGTCAGCAGGCGTGAGTGGGCCATTCCTGATGGAAAGGCCAGTTTTGAGGCTCACATGGTCATCTACGAGGCTCTCACCAGCCGTAAACCCTGTAAACGCTGTGTTGAAAGCGTTGTTGTAAGGCATATGGCAGATGATCTCATAATTGTTCCTTGCACTTCGGCCCAATGCCGAAGCAAGCTTGGAACCAAAGATCGCGTAGAGCTCGTCCTCCTTGAGCTCCATCGTGATCGTGTAACCCTTTGCAAAAGTATCCCAGACATACCGTTTGGTATCCCCCTGCTTCGGGTCTTCAAACAACACCTCCGCACCTTCGGGCTTGAGCTGCAGCGTCCCAAAGCCTGCAAACTCGAAGTCTTCCTCAAACGCCCTCGTCGAAGTACGCATGTTCACGAGGGACTTACCCTCAAGCGGTCGCTCCTTCCACGCATTAAACAACACCCGTGAGAAACCGGGGATGAGCGACTTCGCATTAGCACCGCGAAAACTAGCCATTAGGAAGCCACTCCATCGAATGCAAGGTTAGCAGCCAACACAATAACATACCAGATGTTGAGCTGTTCTCCATTGGGGAGCAATCGTGCATCGCCTTCAACAACCAACACACGAGCGTCACCGCCGGTCTTGGCTACATCCACTCTCCAGTGTCCAGCTGCGCTGCGTGTTATACCAAAGGTATTTCCACGATGCGTAGCCTCACTGTACTGTGTCGCACTGGACATCGCCAGTGTTACACGAGAGTCCAAAACAAAGATCGGAATCTTCTCGTTGCTTGTAAGCGTACGGTTCCCCTCCGAGTCCACTTCACTGATACCCACAATCGTTGTGGGATCAGCTGCTGCGCGTTCCACCCAGTCATTTGCTCCGTCCAGCTCCACAAAGTCCCCAGGAATGAAAGTCTCCCCAGCTACCTCTGAAGGTGTGAACTCGTCAACATGACCGAAGCGGCGTCCGCGAGCTACATATGCGGCAAAGTCAGTCGCCACGGATTATTCCTCCTAACTGTTGTGGTGATATTGAGATCCCATACTTGTCCCTAATGGCCCGCGCCACGCCATGCAGAAAAGCATCATACTGCTGCTTATCAACGGCAAGCCACTCTTCAAGCCGTCGTCTGATCTCGTTGCGTCGTTCCAAGTGGAGTTTCTGGGGAATAGACATGAGCACCAAATTACCGTGCTGCCGTCCCCCTTGGGCGGCAGGAAGGCGCTCATAACCGTTAGCCACATGCGTAGAGGCTTTATCGGTGTTGTTGACATTGACCCACCTGATATGCAAATCTGGATTACGCTTCTGCACGTCTCGCGCATCCAGAGCCATATTCTTGGGCATCCGAGGAATAGCACCACTGCCACCCGTTGTACGTTCAATCTGGTCAAGCTTCTTTGCAATCTCATCCTGAGCTACCTTTCGTTCCCACAAAGGCATGGCCTCGGCCTCGGCCTTAGCCTGCTCAATCTCAGCCTTAGGTACTGGTGCTGGCTTCGTCACCACCGCAGGTGCGGATTGCTCCGCCAGGATTTCCCCCAACCGCTTCTGTTTTGTAGCGGCCTCAGCACTCGTGTCATAGTTACTCACCTTCCACCTCCCTTATTCATCTGGGCGTAGTCCTTAGCATATTCAGCCACGTTCTTATAGACTCCTGCACGAACAAAAGACTCAGCAATGGCCCTCGTGGTAGCATCCATCTGCATTCCCGGCGCCGAGGCGCTAGGCGCGCTTCGCATCGGTGCAGGGGAGAATCCTACATCCACCGCCTCTGCAACCACCGTTGCCGCAGGCTTACCGTTCTTCTTCTGGCGATGCTCCACATACTTGTCGATGTTACCCTTCTGCCCTCGAATATAGCTGATAGCCTGTTCCCATCCCTCAACCGTATTCATGTAGCGCTTATCAGGCATGTCTTCGACAAGCTTCTTGATCTCCTTGTCAAAGAGCTCGAACTCATCCGGGTACTGTTGACGAGCCAGCTGTTCTGCAGAAGACTGCCCACCAAGCTGGAGGCTTGCGATGCGCCTCTCAAAATGCTGATCTGCAAGCCAGTTGTTCTGAATTATCATGGCCTTGGCAGCAGCCCTTGCGCCTTGGTCCTCCTCGATCTTCGCAAAGTCCTCGTCAGTGTACAAGCGGCCCCAAGGCGGCACCACAGCAGTCTGCTGCACAGGAGCTGATGGAGCAGGCTCCGCATGGGGCTGCCTCATAGCAGTCTCCATCGTCAACCGCGCTTGCTCACTCATCTTCAGCCCATCCCGCAGAGCTGCCACCTCTCGCATCACATCAGCAACAGTCTTTCCATCCCCCACGTCCATTGTGGAGAGATCAAGCGCCTCCAGCTGGTCATCATCCGGGAGTTCCGTAATGACTGTTCCAAAAGGCAGCTCTTGCTGCTCTTCCTCTACCACATCTTCTTCATTCGCCACGTTATAGCTCTCCATTAGAGTGTTTCAACAAGCGCTGAACCTCTTCAGTCGCATTAAGTGCTTTAGCCAAGGCCTGGGCCTCCCCCTGGGAGCGGTAGACCTCGGGGAAATCCTGGGAAAGGAGGCGGCGCTCCGCCGTTTGCAGCAGGCGTTGGAGGTACAAAACCACCAGCTGGTACCCCCTGTGCTCCTCCAGCTCCACCAGGTGAAGGCTCAGGACCTCCCTGTCCTCCTGTGAGAGTTTGCTCAGCTCCATTCAGAAAGTTCTCCAGCTCCGGTAGGAGCTCCTCAGCGTTTCGTATCTCATAAGTATCCAAGAGGTCCTTAAACAGCTTCCTCGCTGCTCCCATCACTTCCTTAGCCATCTCAGTGTATTGAGGCATCTGTTGCTGTGCCTGTAGCGCTTGCTGACCCACCTGCAGAAGCTTCTCCAAATACTGCATCATTATCTGAATGATTGCAAGGGCAGACTGTTGCTGCACCGTACGGTTATTCGCAGGATCGGTCGCACCAAGCACGATCCCAATGGCTCCACGTACATTGACTTCGTTAACGTTACTGAAGAACGTCTTGATGTCATCAGCGGTAGAATCCAGCCCAAACACAATGTCTTCGAGATCACCTGTCCCGTACTGAATCCAGATGTTAATGCACTTGTGGAGTATGTCCGCGAACCCCCCACGCACGTTCTCAAGCACTGACTCCACTCGTGCTTTGCCTTCCTGAATAAGCGCGACCGTCGAAGTAGCCGTAGCTCGCGAACCCACAATAGGGCTCTCGCGACCTGTGAGATAATCACTGATACCACTTCGCTTCTCCCCCAATCCCAACAGGTTTTGGCGTTCACCCAACGTGGATTGGTAAGTGTCAGAGAGCTTAAGCTCACGAATGTCCTTCATAGGATCATCCATGTGGAGGACCTTACCAGGATACCACTCCAGATTATCCTCGATTCCAGAGTCCTTACGGGCTGCCCATCCTCGCACGTTGGCAAGGTAGTTATTATCCATCGCCATCTGCTGCCAGTCCGTCACACCATCTTGGAATGGCTTCATCATCTTGCACTGACCTATCCCATAAAGCGTTCCAGAGCGCAGCGTGTAAGGGATCAGAGTGTAAGGGTGCTCCTGGTGGTGGTACCAGTTGTAGCGGAGCTGGATAAGGGTGCTGGTGTCTGCGTGGTATGTGGCTACCATCGACTCCGGGATACCATCTCCATCAATGTCATAGCGAAACCACAGCTCGTAGAGCTTGATCTCGTTGTGGACCCAACGAGACTCCTCGTGGTTCGCGTTGGCAGCCTGTGTATCCTCTACCACCGTGCGATCCGTAGTGGTGTACTTGATTACATCATCAATGTTGGTGACCTTGTTGGAGCGCTGCGCAATCTGTAGGTCCTCAGGAGTGGTATAGATAATCTCCGCAACAATCGGACAGTCCTGCAGATGTTGGTAGTAGGGAGGGAACAACAGGTTCTGGAGAGGGATGTGAAAGACCCTAGGACCCTCAAACCGTGTCACAGGGCGCTTAATTGGCTTCCAGTCCCGATCGTAGGTTTTGACATCATACTTCACCGAATCATACACAGTCTTAAACACTACCGTACCGTGCTTAATCAGATCAAGCAAGCCGGGACCAGCAACCTTGCGGAACTGAATGCGCTCTGCGAAGTAATAGTTCACAAAAGTCTGGAGGGACTCCGTAATATCCAACCATGCCTTACGGAGAGCTTTGATCTGATAGAGCTCATTACCAAACAGACCCATGTCTAGCCTAGCAAATGTTGGGTCTACGCCGGAGGCAATCACCGGGACAACAATGTTGCTGGCTCCAACGTAGGGCTTGGTCTTGGGCGGCTCAGGCTCAGCCTCGTAGTCGATCTCCTCCTGCGCCCATTCATCTAGCTTAGGGTCGTGCGCGTTGTGCAGTGCGATGAGCCACTCATCAATCCAGTTAATGAGTGCCTGCCGCCTTTCTTGGCTAAGCGAGATAACAGCGCCCTTTGGGTAAGCATCGCTTCGCGGAGTCCCCCCTACAGCAGCATCCGATCGGAGCTCCTCATCAGGGAGCTCGATCTCGATTTCTTCAGTAATGAAGGGAGCAGTCACGAAAGAGTTTCCTCTGTTGGCTCATTCACACCAAAGACATCCAACAAGAACAACGCCCATCCAGCAACCTTTGCCACTGTGATATGGTAGTTGCGAAAGATTGGAATCTTCACTATATGAATCACCCGTGGACCGTCCATCTCGCGCCACTGACGCAGAATAATCGGGAGCATAGCAAGCCACCAAACTGCGTCCTCCTCAGTTCCATCAAAGCCTTCAGCAGTAATAAGATCAGAAGTTGTCACTTAGATTCCCCCGACCACCAACCCAGCGGTAATGTGTGATCTACGCCTGCATGAATGTGCTTATTATACATACCAAGCCGCTTGAAGCCAGCTTTGTGGCAAGCAAGCATAGCTATTTCTCTTTGGGCTGCCCCACGTATCCTAAAATCCACCGCTAGACCTCTTCCATGCTCCCCATCATCCCCTTCACGATACGAACTTGTAATCACAAATGGAAAACCTGCTATGCTCCTCGCTGAATCAAGCATCTTCATAAGCTCTACATTCATCGACTCCGGGCGTGAGAACTCCTCCGGAGTAAAAAAAGTCAAACCAGCCCAATCATTAGCTGTCATCATATATCAGATGATTTGTCATAGTGTCCATTGTTTCCCAAACCCTTCCAGCGCACATCCTTGAGAGCATGAAAGTTGTTCTCTGCTGCATGATTTGTTACAGTATGGACAAAGTTCTTCAGCCGATGGCGAAGGTCCTCAACCTCACGACGAGTCGCAAGCTTAGATACATACCAAGTGATTGCAACTAAAACAGACCCAACGGAAATTAGTGCAACAAGCTCACTATTCATCTGGGAATCTTGATGTTAGGGTTATCACAATCTACACCCCCACCATTCCTAATGATAGCCTTAGTTTTAGCATCTTGTTGAGCACACTCAGTACGAACAAGAAACTCTATGTACCAAGTTATAGCAGAAACTTCCGCTCGAATAGACCTAGCAGCTATTTTTGCTTCTACTTGTTGAACTTCTACCGCACCTAACCGAGCAGGAACAGAAACAGTAACACTAAATATACTCATCCCACCAAGGATGAAGCCTCCTATGACCATCACAGCCATAACTACCTTACCACTAGCGATGATCTGGTTGGACCACCCACGAGCCTGGAGACTTTCGGTCATGCTCATGCTATGGTGTACTCCCTTGTCAACCCACTACGCCGAGGCTTGGGCTCAAACAGCTCCTCATCCACTTTATCCTCTACTCCTTGTGGACCAAGGAGCTTACGCATAGCATCTTTGCGACGCTCCTCGTTGCGCTGGCGCTCCTGAGGACTCATTGCTCCGCGGAGGAGCTGAAGCTGCAACGCGAGTGCATCCACTGCATCATCGTTCCTCCCCAAAGGGAAGTCAGCCATTTCGTTACGGAGCAAGTGCATAGCAGGGTCCATAAACATGCGCCTCGCTGCCATAATCGGCTGGAGGCCACGAACGTGAGGCTTACCTCGCCCTCCCGGCTTCACAGGCACTACATTGAGATAAACCTCACGTTCCTTTGCTTTTGTGCGAACAACCCACTTGAGGGCCTTTTGGTAGCCTACATCTTCGATGCCGAAGGCTCGAGGGGCAAAGCGCTCCTTAAGCCAGAACAAGTGCTCAATAACCTTATCAGGATCACCACGCTCAGCCCACGCATCCAGAACAATCACTTGGCGCTTGGGACTCACACCTACGGTGCTAATAGCATTACGGTCGGCCTTGATGGTCTCCGACGGAGCAAGGTCCACTGTAGTGGTGATGTCAAGATCAATTAAGTCCCATGAGTCTATCACCGTCTGCCCGTCCTCAGCCATCAGCTCCACCGTGCGCTCACCGCGCCACCGATACCACATCAGATCATCCACGTTGAGGTCTTGCAACTCCTCATTCCGTGGCGAGTTCATCATGTTGCAGGAGTAGAGGTACTCTCCCATTTCCGCCCGGAGCAACGCAAGGCGCTCAGGCGTAAAGCCCTTGTGCGTCACTGGATTGTAGGGCCAGATAATCTCTCCGTCCTCAATGATAGAACGGATGAGAAGAGCAAGCTGAGTACCATAAACCTGTTGGATGCGCACGTAGACATCAAACAACGCCCAGCGCGTTCCCACCCATGTGATTGTGGAAGACTCGTCCACCAGGAGGTTGAGGAACCCACTCATCCGTTGAATGACATTGTTCATGACCAGAGGAGACTTAATGGCCTCCTGAGAGATCAAATCATCTGGATTGATGTGGGTGTAGTGACGAGAGGTCACCGCGGAGTCTATCCCCATCGCGGTGATGGTAGGCTCAGGGTAATGGCCTTGGCGAGGGAAGTCCAGCTCGCTGTCATTCCACCGGATGCGTTTGGTGTCTTGAGGGATCATGGAGGAGAACAATGACCTGAAGACTCTGTTACCTTCTACAATCTGACGAATGCCACGCATCATGTGGGCAGCGTTACCAGCGGTCTCGTTGATGATAAGAATGCGGGACTCACTATTCGCCGCAACCCGCTTAAGGTTCCCTGCAATCCCGATGAGGGAGGTCTTGAGGCAATCACGAGGCATTAAGATAAGCTTGAACTTCTTGGGATTGTGATCATGGAACACGCACACAGGACCATGACAGCCGATATGCAGATCATGGAAGCCACAGACCTGGGCAAACACAAACAGGTTGCCCATTGCTTCATAGGCAAGGTCTTCCCTCACATCCTTGGGTAGTTGGATGATAGAGTCATCCAGGTGAGGGAGGTCTTGGTCAATCACTGAGTATATCCAGTCGGACGAGAAGGATACAAGATAACCTGAATCTCGAAACTCATAGGAGGAAGAATCAACCAAGCTGCATCTAAAAGTGCTTGACGAAGTTGATTCTCAATTTCAGGGGAGATTATATCTTTCGGACCAACCCCAAATCTAATCTCTCCACCAGCAATAGTGTCAGCCATCACACCCCCGCCAGCGCATACGGAGACAGAACCGCAATGGAGCGCTCAGCGCCCTCTGCCCCTGCGGAGAGCACCCTCAACGCTCGAGCCCCCAGCGGCCCAATAGTGATGGCATCCCCCTGAGCTAGCGTCACATCCGTTCCGGGAGGCTCCTGATAGTTCCGCCACACAACCGGAACCTTCTGGTCACTCACCTGTACCGTTAGGAGCGCTGTGAGGGTGGCTGGTGCCTGGAGCGTAAACACCGTCAAGTGTTTCTTACTCTTCTCCAAAATCAAGGGACTGGAAGCGGTCTCCCCATCATCAATCACGAGGGGTGGGAGCTTTGCTACATGATCCATAACGTCTCCGGTTTCATTTTAAGGCTACTATCCACAACGACTTGCGCCCAAGCGTTTGCTCCAACGGCACTGTGCATGTGTCCAAGATCATTGCCTGCGCTCCCACCACCATCGGAAGCGCTATCAACAGTGCGGCGAACCAACGCATCAGTATCCCACCTTCTTCTTGGGCTTCCGTTTGGTCTTATTCACTGTGTGATCTCCTTGGTCCCCGCTTTGTCAATCGCTGCACGCAACCCAATAGCACCCAAAATGGCTCCCACACCCATCAACACTGCAGCAATCTTCTCCGGCAGCACTGCTAGCACCTCCGGTGACGTCAACCACCCGATCACCGCTAGGACTGTCCCCCATATAGTTCTCGACGCGAGCATTATTCTACTCCTTTGTGGTTAGGCTGGGGCGCTTGGAGTTTGTGGTCTGCGCCCTCGGCTGGTATGAGCGCCAATGGCGCAGTTGAGTCCTTCACCCTAATGTAGTCACCTTCTGCTGCTTCTGCAAACTGCTCCCTTAGTCCTCGTGCAGCGACGAGGGACTCCGCAATCGCCTTTGCGTCCTTCGCCCCAATCGTGAAGGACTCCACCGCTACCCTCTGTGTCTTGCTGGTGGCTGGATTCCTGTCTAGGAGGTCCGCTGCCGCCTTGAGCTTTATCGTATCCGATGGGGAGTTCTCCGCCAAACCACCCACAATCTGGACCGCCCTCATGGACGCGGCTTGAATTGCCTCCTGTGCCGTAGCATATTCCTGAGTCAACAACTCATCTAAGCTCTGCACGTAGCGTCTCCCTATGGTGGTATTCATCGCCATACTGATGGCTTGCTCCGTCACTCCCATCCACGAGGCGGCCTGAGCCTGTGTGCGGGCTGCACCGCTCTGATACAATTGAATGGCCTGGCGCACCCTGGGAGTAATCCGGTGCTGGACCCGAATGGGGTTCCGGCGCTTACGGCTCACTCCTATAGTGGTGTTGACGAGGCGGATGGACATTTGGCGGGGGAATGGGCTACAAATGGTCTGCGTGAACCATAATATGGGGGACTGGACTTGTCAATAGCCCCGGGGACTTATCAATAGCCCCCCCCCACTGGAGCCTCCACGAAGCGTTGCGCATGTGCAACGCTCCCCACATTGAATGGTCTGCACATTGGATCGTCTCACATCGTTTTAGAGAGGAGATTTTGGAATGAGGCTACCTCCCCGCCGTTGGCGACTCGCGCGTGGGGTTGGACCGGGGGAGCTGTCGTTGTGGCATGCTGGCAACGGGTTGACAACAACTAACGGCACGGTTACATTACGTATGTCCGACCGGATCGCATAGTCGGACGTCACGACGTTACATATTGGTCCGCAACCATTGGACGTATCGGTGCGCCGCATACGCGCAATGGTCGGAACATACCAACACATGGTTACGAACAACGTGTGTGTGTGGTATGGGTCACCGACCGAAATACGTGCCAACATTGAACGGACGTCCGTGGCAAAATCTAATGGGTGTTGTGTGTGCGCGCGTTGGGATCGAACATGGAACCAACCAACCAACCAACAATCAACCAACCAACTAACAATGACACACACGAACAACATACCCAAATGGGAAGACATCGGTGTTGCATGGAAGCAACAGCCGGTCCATTCCCAACCCGACCGGAATGCATCACAAAAGATCGTAGTCGATCCGGCTGCAGAACTTATGGTCCTTGTGGACACAGACAAGTTCCGTGCCGCATACGGTGACGAGCCAATCCTTGCGGGCTGCAATGGCACGTCATGGGACGTGACAGGGGAACGAATCTGCCGAACGCATGGCAAACTCGTCAAGGCCGGAAAGGCCGCCCCGTGGACCGTGGACGAGAAGCGCATAGCGGTATTGAGTGCGATAATCGGACTCCGAACCGCGACCGGTGCCACCCGTACCATTACGGTAACGGTAGTGGTAATGCAACTTCCCAATGGGGAGCGGTACGAAGGAACCGATCCGATCGAATGGGCGCAACTGTTCATTGCGGCCGGAACGGAGATGGGGCTCACGGTGGACGTTGCCCGCACCATTGCGATCAAGCAATGGGATACCGTGCACCCGGAAGCACCCTTCGCGGCGGACGCAGAGGACATGGAAGCCGCAATGGAACTGCTGGAGGACGACGAGGACGAGGAGCAGGACGAGGACTAACCACCCCTCACGCACACACCACCACCGTTAGGCACCCACACAACCCCTTCTAATGGAGCAAAAGCCCCTCACAGAGCACCGTGGGGGGCATTGGGGTAGGCCATAGAGGTATAATAGAGCCGCTCTAGTCCCCCCCGGTGCCCCGTGTCCGCGTGTTTGAGAGAGGTTATTATGTATCTAAAAAAAAAATATATAGACTATATATACACAATAACCACAACGTGCGAACACGCACGGAGGGGGGACTAGAGCGACGCTATAGTACCTCTATAATCTATGGGTTACCATAATCCCCAAGCGGCTCATCTTCTTGCTCCACGTTTGCCTGTGCAAGGCGGATGAGTTCGAGAGCGATATCCTCCGGTTGGCGATACCGGAAGGTGTCCACATATCGCATGAACCAGGAGCGCATGAAAGAGAGCTCCTCCCAAGAACATTGAGTGCGAATCTTTATGCGCGGAACCGGAAGGACACGAGAGACTGCGGTCACTACAGAGGGTTCAGAGACACCTTCAAGCTTAGCAATGCGAGACATAGAGCCACCCGCGAGCCAGAGAGCTGCGCGGCGAGTGGAGAGCTCATTCCAGTTTTGGGTCATAGGCGCAGGAGCAGATGTGTGACCACTTGAGGTGGTGAGCTCTGTCCCAGCAGATCGGAGAACAGCGAGCTGTTGGTACGGAGCGAGGCCTAAGGAGGCAACCCAAGCGCGTGCAGGCTCTGGTTCCATCCACTTAACTGCCACACATTGGCGCACGAGCGGCAGGACTTCCTCATAGGAGAGTGACTTGGATCGCTCCACATCAGCAGGGAGCCATTTCCACATGCGCTCAGGATCAAGAGAGTCTCCAGGAATCCATACGTAGGGTTGAGTTGGGTCAGACATGATAGCCTCATGGTGGGTGTTGGGGTATGCTATCAATATACCACCCATACGGTTAGTTATCAACATCCAACGGGAAGCACCCACCGAGCGATCAACCAACGGTTGACAACTAATGGGGACCATATTAAATTGGGGAAACGATCCAAACGATCCCTAACTCATGGAAAAGCAACATGGCTAAAACAACTCGTGTTCCTAAACGGGATGCTGTGCCGATCTCAATGGTGCTATTGCATCTCATCCACAAACGTGATGCGTGTGACACGTCTATCGCGCTATATTACGACATTGCTCCGGACGAACTCGGTGACACCGATTGGCAAGGTGAAATTGATCTAACCCGCACTGACGGACCGTGGGAAGTTGTGTCTGTGTCGTTCGGCAAGTTCCAAATTACACATACCCTCCCACATGGCTAAATACTCTCATTACTGTCCGTCATGTCGTGTGTACTTCCCATGCACACACAAAAACCCAGAGCAGGTAGATGCATTCTGTCCACGATGTGGAGTAGTATTGTATCTTGCGTACAAATCCCTCGCACAAACACAAAAGGAATTATGGCTCGCAGAAAGTGAGATATCACCCACCCAACGTCCACGATACTCAGATGACTAAGATCACCCACAAGCACTCCCGTACATGCAAAGCGGGACACCCACTCACGGTGGATGCATTCCGCACACCACGCATGAAGGAATGGTTGCTAACGGGAGACATCGAAAGCAAACGAATCTTCATCCGCACCAAACGTGAGGGACGAGAAGTGGTGTTTCCCATCACGGTGCTTGCGCCTGTGTGTCCCACCTGCGGCACGGACAAAGTGAGATGGTGTCTTCCGGTGACGGACACGGAGACCCAATGGGGAACCACGAGAACGGAGTTCACATGAGCGACGGCGATAGCCGTTGACAGCCCCACCCACAACAAAGCACCTTCCCTGTTGCACTAGCGCAACCCTAACCAAAATGGAGAGCCGAAGATGTACAGCGACGAGATAGACAGCATGGACATGGAGTTTCAAGACCCCGGTGGGCGTAGCGCCCTCCGCAGGGCAACCAAGCGCAACCCTCGTAACCTGCCATGCCCAACCTGCGGGGGAAAGAACAGACTCACAGCACGGGACCGGGAGTTGGGTTACCAATGTGACTCGTGTGCAGATGCAGCAGAGGGACTGGGAGGGTATGGCTCATGAGGGAGTACTCTCCTATAAAAGTAAAGGAGACTGTTGATCTCACTGATGTACGTTTACTCGACATCCATGCTCCTGAGCACGTGGAAGTGGTATTTGATGCGAGCAACAGACTCTACGTGCATGTGAATGGGGTCACCGTGCTACGCATCTATGCTCTGAAAGACATCAAGTTCATAGATGAATTAGGAGTCTCTACACCATATCTGTCCCTCGACGCCGGGACGTTGTACGAGGAGCTCACTCCCCAAGCAACCAAGACCAT